GGTGCCCCGAGTTCTGGTTCAACTCGGGGCACCCCTAAAGATCCGGGCCAGAACGGCGATCTAGGCCCGTGCAGTCCGCGAGGAGTCCGCGGGAGCGTCGAGCGCCGACGCCATGAGCCCTGCCACGGCGTCCCTGGTCCGGTCGTCCGCCTTCGGCCAGATGTGCGCGTACTTCGACAGCGTCGTCGTCGCAGACGCATGACCAAGGGCGCGCTGGACCGTCACGACATCGCAGCCGGCCGCGATCAACCCAGACGCGTAGAAGTGCCTCAGGCCGTGGATACGAACGTGCGGGACGTCGGCGGCCTTCAATGTCCGCACCCACGCGTTCCGGATGATGCCCGGGCGCGGGGGGCCAATGAACAACCACTGCTCGTCACCGCTGACGCCGACATCGTCGACATGCCGACCGAGCATCAACAGCAGCCGATCCGGCAGCGCGACCCTCCGCTCCGACCCAGCCTTCGGCGGCGTGAACGCAGGCACCCCGCCGGCATACTGCACCTGCCGCTGCACGTGAAGCTCGCGCTGCAGGAACGCGACGTCGCCAAGCTGCACCGCCGACGCCTCACCGATCCGCAGACCCGCGAACGCACACAAAGCGATGACGGGGCGGAACCACGGCTCGGCAGCCTCGAGCAGCCGCCCCACCTGCTCCGGCGTCGGGATCTGCATCGCATGCTCGGCACGCTGGGTGCGGGGGAGTACCACCCGCTCGGACGGGTCGCTTGGAAGTAGGCGATCGCGGACCGCGGCCCGCAGGACGGTGCGGACGTTCGCCACCCGAGTGCGGACGGTCGACGCCGCGAGCCGCCCGGACATGTCCTTGACCCACGCCTCGACGTGCGAGCGCCGCAGCCTCCCCAGTTCGAAGTCAGCAAAGGTGCAGTCGCGGACGGACACGTCCACGACCCGCGCCGTAGACGCCGCCCACACCTGCCGAGTCGACCACTCCGCATAGAACGTCGCAAGCGTCGTCCGGGCGTCCTGCGGGTCGACGTACGTACCAGACCGTACCGACGTCGTGACGCCGTCCAGGTACCGCTGGGCGTCCACCTTCCGCGGGAAGTGACGCGAGTGCTCCTTGCCGTCCTCGTCCCGGTAGCGAGCCCGCCAGGAGCCGTTAGGTCGCTTCTGGATGCTCGCCACGCTAGCCCTTTCGGCCCTTTTCCCAAGCCTTCTGCAGCTCGGTCTCGACGTCTATCGCCACGAATTGCTCGATGTTCTTCGCCAGTTGCAGGTAGCTCTTCAGTACCGCTGGCTCTAGGTCATCCATGCGCTCATAGACCTCACGCATGATGTCCAAGTCTCGCTCCATCCGCCGAGTAGCCCTCGCGAGATTTTCCGCCGCTGCCTTGAAGGCGACGTAAGCCGTGCGTGCTTCAAAGTGACTGTCTGCGATCTTGCTCAACTGCGCCTCTCGGCTGTCCGCATTGAGCATGGACGCGACCGGCTTATCGAAGATGCGCGATAGGGCCTGCGCTTCGATCATCCGAACTGGGCGCGTCCCGTTCTCGATGCGAGAGAGCGCGGTCTGGTTGAGCGATTCGATTCCGAGCCGCCGCAAGCGCGCTAGCAGCTCCGTCTGGCTCCACCCTCTCGCTTCGCGCGTACTGCGGACAGCGGCGGCGAAATGTCGCTCTTCGGGAGTCAGCGGGTCGTCATCAGGCACGACCACATCAAAGCACATGACTACGCACATACGAAAGTCGGTCTTTCACGGGCGCTTGACGTCTCCCATGTCGTCACCTACGCTCTGGTGCATAGGCACTATTCACCGATGAAAGGTCACCATGAACAAGCTGCTCACGATCGACGAAGTGGCCACGCTACTGCGGCGGTCGCCGGCCGCCGTGAGGTACATGCGGCAGGCGGGAACAGGGCCGAAGTCGGCCAAGGTCGCAGGCCGCGTCATGTACCGCGAGGACGACGTGCACGCCTACATCGAGGCCGCGTTCGCAGACGCCTCATGATCACCGACAAGTGGCGACAGGCCGTCCGCGACGAGAACGCCGCCCTCCGGGAAGCCCTCGGCCTCCCACCCCGCAAAGCAGAGACCCCCGCCGAGTTGCAGCTCGACGAGGGCCAGACGATCAAGAACCAGGAAGAGGCACTGACCATGAACAACGATAGCCCCAGCATCGCAGACACCACCGACACTCAGGCAGCCCCCACTTCGGAGGACGCCGAGATCGTGACCCCCTGCACCGACCTGGCCTGCCTCGACAGCGTCCACACGCACGAGCCCGACGAGTCCTACTTCCACACCGCACTGGTCGAGAAGAGCGACCAGTACAAGCACGGGGCCTCCACGTGGAGCGTCACCATCGAACGGCTCAGCAGCGAGCTCACGTGGGTCGTGTGCGTAGAAGGCGCGGACGACCTCACCTCCGCCGACGCCCTCAAGCTCGCAACGGCGACCATCGCCGGCGCAACCCGTGCGCTCACCCTCAACACGAAGGCGAACTGACCATGCCCAGCAAGTACGAGATCCTCGCCAGCGTCATCAAGCGCGAGCACGACAACCTCGCCGAAGAGTCGCACTACATCGACGACGGATCCTGGCAGGTGCTCCTCCATGTCCTGTCCATCCTCCACCACGCCGAGGAGGGACCCCGCCCGGGCGGCCCGAACAACCCCATCGACTGGGAAGGCGCAGCAGACGCCATCTACTCCCAGATCGCCTTCAACCACGTGATCATCGACTTCGACCGGCCCGCACCCTACGAGCGTGAGTTCAGCGCGTCCGACGATGACCTCGAGCAGGAGATGACCACTGCCCGCGACTTCACCTACAAGTCGACGACAGGCCGCGTCGGGGGCAGCGACGAGCTCGACTTCGGGGGAGGCGACACCGCGTGACCTGGACGCGCCTCGACGACACGTGGAGCGAGCGCATGTCCGCCAACGAAAACCTCTCGCACGCCGACAGGTGGCACTACCTGCAGATGATCCAGTTCTGCTCGAGGTCAGGGCGTCGGGACGGCATCATGCGCGGTGTCGACGCGCGGCGCGTCTCCGACCACCCCAATCCGCCCGACGCACTTGCCCGGCTTTACGTCGTCGGCCTGATCGAGACGATGCCTGACGACAAGTACCGCATCGTAGAGATCGACTCGCACCTTCCGTCCGACGCCGTCATCGCACGAGGTGAGGCCGCGAAGCAGCGCATGCGACGCAAGCGTGCACACGACAAGGGCGACCACAGCATGTGCGGCGAGAACTGTTCGCGAACAGTTCTGCGAACCGTCGGGACGGGACAGGACGGGACGGGCCGGGATACAAGCACTACTCCCAGCACGAACGTTTCAACCTGGGATGCAGTCGAACCACCCAAGGAGACAGGGCCCGCCTGCATCGTCTGCGGTGTACTGCTCGATCGCGGCGACATCGGCATGCTGTGCGACGCCGTCGAGGAGGAGCACATGAAGATGCGCACCTTGGGGTCGAGCGTGTGAGCCAGCACCACCGGTCGGGAGGGTGGACCAGTAGCGACCTGCGGAAGTGGAAGCCGCGGATCGCCGCCACCCTCCCGGCACCATGCGTCGATTGCGGCCACCCCGTCATGCCGGGCACCAGTTGGCAGGTCGGTCACATCATCCCGGTCCACCACCCCAGCAGCCCCGGCAACGTCGCCAGCAACCTCGGCCCCTCGCACAGCAACAAGAGCGGGCCAGGCGGCAGGAGCTGCAACCAGTCCGCCGGTGGACGCATGGGTGCAGCGAAGACCAACAGCACCAAGAAGGCGGCACGCCGGCTCCTCGACTGGTGACACCGGGCAGGTGCACACACGCCTGCCCGCCCCTCCTCGTAGCTCAGCGGAAGAGCAACCGACTTCTAATCGGACGGCCGATGGTTCGAGTCCATCCGAGGAGACAACACGACCACGATCAGACAGGATGCCGACATGCAGACCACCGATATGCGAGATGAGGCACCGGTTTTTGGTCAAGTCGTCAGTACCCCCGTACCGGCAGCAGCGCCTTTCCTCCCCGAGTCGGGCGGCATCGGGCCCGCCGAGTACCGGGACAGCGGCATCCCGCCTTTGCATCGGTCGTCTCCGGCTGGATCTCGCGCGTTCCGTGAGGAGTTCCTCGTGGGGGCGCGTGCGCTGGGGCTCGACACCCCGAAGAAGCCGATACCCCCACAGACGTACGTCATCGGCGACGCTCTGAACGCCACGAACGACGAGGGGCAGGCGCTCTACACGGTCGTCGGTGTCTGCGTCGTTCGTCGTGCGTCCAAGACGACGTCGATCTTCGCGACTGCCCTCGGCCGGTGCTTCGAGCGCCCCGGGTACGAGGTCGCGTACGCCGCACAGTCGGGCACGAAGGGTCGCGACCGCTTCATGCTCGACGTCGTCCGTCCCCTCGAGCGGCAATGGCCGGACGAGAGCTCGCGGCCGTTCAAGATCAACCGCTCGCGAGGCGGCGAGCAGATCACCTTCGACAACGGCAGCCGCTTCGCCGTCCTCCCGCCCCTGCCCGACTCCTTCCGCGGTGACGCCTACGACATGGTCATCCTCGACGAGGCGCAGGTGCACGGCGTCGAGGCTTCCGAGGACCTACTCGGGGCGATCCTCCCCACCTTCGACACGCGTCCGGGCGCGCAGCTCGTCGTTGCAGGCACGACCGGGCCTCACCGGTCCGGGCTCCTCTGGGACACACTCGAGGACGGCCGCAACGATCGCGCGTCGACCGGCATCGTCGAGTACGGGGCGGGCGACATGGTGTCCGAGGAGGACGCTGCGGACGAGTCGACATGGATGCGAGCGCACCCCGGCATCGGCAACCTGACGACCCTTGACGCGATCCGCCGCAACTTCGAGAAGCTGCCCCTCGCGCAGTTCCTCCGCGAGTACCTCGGCGTCTGGCCCGCCGGCGGTGGCGGTCGTTTCCTCAACCCAGCGCGCTGGGCGTCGTCCGCGATCCGCGGCGCACTGCCCGAGCCGCCCGAGCACTTCGCGGTCGCGTTCCAGGTGCACCCGTCCGGGCTGTCTGCGTCGCTCGTGGCGGCGTGGCGTGACGACGACGGGAACGCTCACATCGGTCTGCTCAACCACCAGCCGGGCACGGCATGGTTTGCGACGGCTGCGCTCGGTGTCGCCCGCCGCCGCAAGGTCGCCCTCGTGCACGACACGTACGGCGGCCCCACGAACGTGCAGGTCGAGGTGCTGCAGCGTGCGCGCCCCCGGCCACGGTTCGCGCCGCAGACGATGGCGGACGTCAAGACGGCGGCGGCGCTCCTGGTCAAGGAGGTCGAGGAGGGCCGGCTACGTCACTACGACCAGGACGAGATGAACGAGGCCGCCCGCCTCGTCGTGAAGCGCAAGATCGGCAACGGATGGGGGCTCGGCCGGAACGCGGACGAGGAGGACATCACCCCCCTCGAGGCCGGGGCGCTCGCCCTCCGGTACCTCGACACGCAGCGGCGGCGAGGCAAGCGTGGCTCGATCATGGCGGACGACGACTGACGACACGCCCATCAGCGTTGCTTATGTTGCGCCGCGCAACATAAGATGGGCGCATGGGGATCGGGACCGCGTTCAAGCTCTGGCGCACACCGCGCCCGGACTACCTCGCCTCCCCGTGGACCGATCGCCAGGTCGCGCAGATCGTCGCCGCCGATGTCTTCCCCGGCGCGCTCCCTGCCATGCCGCTCACGCGGGACGCAGCCATCAAGCTCCCCGCCGTGGCCAAGGCCCGCAACCTCCTCGTGTCGACCATCGCGCCCCTGCCCCTCCGTGTTCTCGATGCCGAGGGGCTCATCGAGAAGCAGCCCGCTTGGGCGACTCGCACCGATGGCGAGGTCACCCCGTGGCACCGCATGGCCCGCACGGTGGACGACCTCATGTTCGTCGGTGCCGCCGTGTGGTCCGTGACCCGCGGCTCCGACACCTTCCCTCTCAGCGTCGAGCACGTCCCCACGAGCCGCTGGAAGATCGACCAGGGCCAGATGCTCATCGACGACAAGCCGGCCGCGGAGACGTCGTTCATCTACTTCCCCGGCCCGACTGGCGGCATCCTCAGCGAGGCGGACGGCACCATCCGCGGTGGCCTCGACCTCGAGCGTGCATGGACCGCCCGCGTCAAGCAGCCCATCCCTGCCCTTGAGCTCCGCGAGACCCAGGAGTCGAACCTCGAGGACGACGAGATCCGCGACATCGTGAACAAGTGGAAGAAGGCCGTCCGCGACCCTGAGGGTGCGGTCGGCTACGTCCCCTTCGGCTTCGAGCTTGTCGACCACGGCGCGACCGAGGCTGCCCTCTTCGAGAACGGCCGCAACGCCGTCCGCACCGATGTGGGCGCGTTCGTGAACATCAACGCGGCCCTGCTCGACGCCGCCGTCTCCGAGTCGTCCCTGACGTACCAGACGCAGGAGGGCGAGCGCTCCGAGTACCTGACCTTCGGTGCCCCGATGTGGGCCAACCCCATCGAGCAGCGCCTCTCGCACGACGACATCGTGCCTCGCGGGCAGCGCGTCCGCTTCGACACCGGCGACCTCATCGCGCCCGCCGCCACGCCCACGGGCATTCCCACGGAGGACTGAGCATGACGACCATGAACACCGGCGACTTCGCCGTCGACCAGGCCGCGCGCACCGTGCGCGGCCTCCTGATGCCCTGGGGCGAGCAGAGCCGCCTCAGCATGTCCAAGACGGAGCCCATCTCCTTCGACCGCGGCACCCTCGAGGTCCCGGCCGACTTCTCCGTCATCGGCGCGAACCGAGACCACGACCGCCACGACCCCGTCGGCCGCGCAACCGACATCGAGGACACCGACCAGGGCCTCGTGGCGACCTTCACCATCGCGCGCACCCCGCAGGGTGACGACCTCCTCAAGCAGATCGAGAGCGGCAAGTACCGCAAGCTCAGCGCCGAGGTCGCGGACCTCGTCCGGTCAGGTGCCAAGGCCGTCAAGGCGCGCCTGACCGGTGCTGCGTTCGCCTCCGAGGGCGCGTTCGCCTCCGCCGCCCTCTTCGCCATCGGCGACATCGAGGACGTCGAGGAGGTCGACCCCGAGGCTGGCGGCGCGACGACCACCGAGGAGAAGCGCTCCGAGGAGTTCACCGACGCCGACGGCAAGACCTGGGTCCGCAACGTCGTCACCACGACCGTCACCGACGGCGGCACGACCACGATCACCACCACCGAGACCATCACCCAGCCGGAGACCCCGGCAGAAGAGGAGCCCGAAGTGGGCAACGCAACCATGCTCGCCGGCGCGCAGACCGGCACTCGCAAGCCCGCCGGCAAGGACGCGTTCTTCGCGCTCCTCGCGGCCCACGATGCGGGCAGGCTGCCCGCCGACCAGCTCGCCCACCTCGAGCGCGACGGCCGGCACACCGGCCTCTTCGCCCTCACGGACGTCAAGTACGACGGCACGGGCGGCGTCACGACCGGCCTGCAGCAGCCGCAGTGGATCGGTGAGGTCTGGGCGGGCAACGACTAC